GGCTCCCTGGCACTGCTGCCGGAGAAGGAGCGAAATGCGCTGCTGTATGGCGACTGGGACACTTTCGAAGGCCAGTATTTCACAGAGTTCCGGACGGAGCCGGATGCAGCCAAGTGCAAGGAAGCAGGCATTACCACTCAGGAGGCAAAGGAACAGGGCCGCTGGACACATGTTATCAAGGCTCTGGATCTGAACTCCGGTAACCGGCGAGGCTGGAAGATCTACCGCAGCTATGACTTTGGCTATGCAAAACCCTTCTCCTGTGCCTGGTGGGCCATCGACTACGACGGTACCATGTACCGGATTCTGGAGCTATACGGCTGCACGCAGATTCCCAACGAGGGTGTGAAGTGGACACCGGACAGGCAGTTTGAGGAAATCGCCAAGGTGGAGCGGCAGCACCCATGGCTCAAGGGCAAGAACATCCAGGGTGTAGCAGACCCGGCCATCTGGGACAAGAGCCGTGGTGAATCCATTGCTGATACTGCCATGAAATACGGCGTGTACTTCGTGCCTGGTGACCATGAGCGCATAGCCGGATGGATGCAGTGCCATTACCGGCTGCAATTCGATGAGAACGGGTACAGCCGGTGCTACATCTTCGATAACTGCAAGGCGTTTATCCGCACGATCCCCTTGATGATGTATGACCAGACCAAGCCTGAAGACCTGGACAGCGATCTGGAAGACCACATTGCCGATGAATGGCGGTATATGTGCATGAATCGCCCGGTGAAGCCTCTGCGGCCTGTGGAGACTGTGACCATTCTCAATGACCCGTTGAACCAGTTTGCAAAACGATAGGAGGAAATAATCAATGGTTTTTGACAAAGGAAAACAGCAGATGATGTATGACGGAAAAAAAGAGTTTACTCTTGGTACGATTCCGGGATCTGATACCGCACAGACTGTTGTGGCAGGAGCAGGCCCGGCCATTGGCCCGAACGAGATTAAGAAGTTCATGAAGATCCTGCAGAACTACAAGAGCGGTAAATCTGCCACCGACCGCCGGATCATCGCCTCTGAGCAGTGGTGGAAGCTGCGTAACACCGAGGAAGAACAAAAGGAAACCGAGGTAGGCAAGGACGGCGGCTTCACCAGTAAATCCGGATGGCTCCACAATGTCATTGTCAGCAAACATGCAGATGCTATGGAGAGTTTCCCCCAGCCGGTCATCCTGCCCCGTGAGGAGGCGGACAAGGCCGAGGCGGAGCTGCTGAGCGATGTGATCCCCTGCATCCTGGAACACAACAAATTCGAGAAAACCTATTCCGATGCCATGTGGCAGAAGATGAAAACTGGAACCGGATGCTACAAGATTGTGTGGGATCAGAATCTGCTGAACGGTCTGGGTGACATCCGGGTGGAAAATGTGAATCTGCTGAACCTCTACTGGCAGCCCGGTATTACCGACATTCAGCGCAGCCGCTATTTCTTCCAGACGGAAATGGTGGAAAAGGAAGTGCTGCTGCAAAAGTACCCGCAGCTGGAAGGGAAGCTCCGGAATACCGGACCCTTCTCGTCCCGGTTCCTGTATGACGATTCTGTATCCACCTCCGACTATGTGACCGTCATCGAGGTCTACTACCACAAGCACCAGCAGGGCAAGCGCACGCTGCATTACTGCAAGTTCGTAGGCGATCAGGTATTGTTCGCAACGGAGAATGAAACCGAGGTAAGACACGGCATTGATGGCAAGCCAAAGCCTGCCATGGCGCTGGTTGGTCTGTATGACCACGGAAAATTCCCCTATGTCTTTGATCCTCTGTTCCCCATTGAGGGCAGTCCCTGCGGCTACGGCTTCGTGGATCTGTGTCGGAACCCCCAGACCGAGATCGATATCATGAAGACCAGCTTCGTGAAGAATGCTATGGTGGGATCCATTCCCCGGTACTTTGCCCAGGAGAACGGCACAGTAAAGACTGAGGACTTCCTGGACTTAAGCAAGCCCATTATCCCGGTCAGCGGCAGCATTGACGAAAGCAGCCTGAGGCGGGTGGAACACACATCTCTGGATGGTAACTATCTGAATCTGCTGCAGCATGATATCAACGAACTGCGGGAGACCAGTGGCAACACGGAGACGGCAACCGGCACCACCAATTCCGGTGTGACCGCAGCCTCTGCTATTGCTGCGCTACAGGAAGCATCCGGAAAGGGCAGCCGGGACAGCACCAAGGGCAGCTGGAGAGCCTACGAGGAAATCGTGGACTTCTGCATTGAACTGGATCGGCAGTTCTATGATCTGCCCCGGCACTTCCGCATTGTGGGCGAATACGGTGTGCATCAGTACAAGACCTACAGCAACGCAGGATTACAGCCCCAGCCCCAGAACTTCTTGGGACAGGACATGGGTATGCGCAAGCCCGTGTTTGATATCAAGATATCTGCCCAGAAGAAGAACGTCTTCACCACCGTCAGCCAGAACCAGCTGGCACTTGACCTGTTCAAGATGGGATTCTTTAACCCGCAGTTGGCAGATCAGGCCATTATGTGCCTGGGTATGATGGAATTTGAAGGCAAAGACGAGATCATGCAGAAGATCAGCCAGAACGGTATGCTGCGGCAGAAGCTGCAGCAGTACATGCAGATGGCACTCTCCATGGCGCAGGTAGCTAATCCTGCTATGGCTGACATGATCGCCCAGGACATTGTCCAGACCTTGGGACAGGGTGCCCTTGTTGCAGGAAGCGGAGCAGGCTTCCAGAACAGCCAGGCAGCAGGAGACGAGAAAAAGGAAGATACAAGGACGGGCAATGCCAGAGCCAGAGCTGCCCTGGCATCCCAGCCAGCATAAGGAGGATAACCGATGATTGAAGTGATCTATTACCGGGAGTATAACCGTCTGACCGTGACAGGACACGCCAAAAGCGATGAGTACGGCAAAGATCTGATCTGCGCCTCTGCTTCTATCCTGGCACTTACCCTGGGTGCCAACGTAGGCCACATGGCAGACCGCGGCTGCGTGACCGAGCCCATTGTCAAGCTGGAAGAAGGCAATGCGGAGATCAGCTGCAAGGCGAAGGCCAGATACCGGGAGAGCGTAAGGCAGACCTTCATGTCCGTATGCGTGGGATTTGAGATCCTGGCCAGGAATTGGCCGGAATACGTTTCCTATGCTGTGCGCGGTTGGTAATGGGATTTTTCTGTTGCTATGATGGCAGCAGGTTAACAAAGGGACTCGCCGCCCCATCCAAATAGCGGCAGATGATGAATGGAGGAACATTCATGTTTAACCAGAATGATTGGCAGCTCCTGCAGCTGTTCGGTGGTGAAGGAGCGGGCAGCTCCGGTGCAGCCGCCGGTGATGGCAGCGGTGCAGGTGCAGCCGCAACGGGCGAAGGTAGTGTCGACGCCGGACACCAGCGCTTGCGGGAATTGGGCGTTCCCGAAAGTAAGATCCGCAAACCCCGGGCGAAGCAGGCTTCTCCGCTGCCGGAAGGTGCATTCCGCACCCAGGCACAGGAGCCCCAAAAGCAGGCCGCCGCTGCTGAAAACCAGAATGCCCAGACGGAAAATGCCCCCACGCGCATGAGCTGGGACGAGATTGTAAAGGATCCTGAGTACAATGCGGAACTGCAGAAGATCATCAAAGCCAGGGTGAAGGACGATGGCAAGAACAAGGCCATCCTGGATATTCTGGCTCCCGCTATCAAGCATTTGGCTCAGGAGCATGGTCTTGACCCGGAAAATGTGGATCACACCGCCCTGGTTAAGGCGATTACCGGCGAATATGAGGACAAGGCTCTGGAAATGGGTGTATCCAAGGAAACCGCTATGAAGCTGGATCAGCAGCAGCGTACCCTGGAACAGCAGAAATTCCAGAACCACATCCAGAAGCTGGAACAGCAGGGAGAAGCGTTCAAGTCTATCGTCCCCAACTTTGATCTGCGGACGGAGATGCAGAACCCTACCTTCGCCCGGCTTACCTCTCCCAGTGTTGGTCTGAGTGTGGAAGATGCATTTTATGCCGTTCACCGCAAAGAGATGCAGGCGCAGTCCATGCAGGTGGCAGCGCGTCAGGCTACGCAGATGATCTCGAATGCCATCCAGAGCGGCACACACCGGCCGGACGAGACCGGTGTCAGCTCTCAGGCACCTTCCGTCTCCAGGTTCGATTACAAGAACGCAACCCCTGCCCAGCGCAAGGCTCTGAAAGATGAGATCCGCCGGGCAGCGGCTGAGGGGAGAAAAATCTATCCCGGCTAAGACCGGACGTTCTCCCCGTAATACGCGAAAGGAGAACAACAATGAAGAAGTTTATCTTTGCACTGCTGCAGCTGTTTGCTGATGCAGGCACCGTGGTCAACGCCACCGGCGGCTATGTCAACTCCGGCACCGGCGCTGTGACCGCATTTGATGCCGCCAACTCCCTGGCTGGCGAGCTGAAGACCTTCTACGACACCGAACTGCTTGAGAACGCCCGTGTGGAGATGTTCTACGCGCAGTTTGCCAAGAAGCAGCCCCTTCCCGCGGGCCGAGGCAAGACCATTGAGTGGCGCAAGTGGAACACCTTCGCAAGAGCTTCCAAACTGCAGGAAGGTGTCATTCCCACCGGTCAGAAGTTCGGGATGTCCAGCAAGACCGGCACCATTGACCAGTACGGTACTTACGCCACTGTCTCCGATCAGCTGGAACTGCACGCCTATGACGATGTGATTCTGGGCGCAACTGAGGAAATGGGCGCATCCGCCGCCGAGACTCAGGAAGTTCTGATCCGGGACGCTCTGCTGGTCAACACCAACGTCCTGTACTGCGACAACATCACCCTGGCAGACGGAACCGTGGCATCCACTCCCACCAGCTGTGCTGAGATGGAAGCATCTACTACCGTGATGGCTGCCTTCACTCCCAAGATGGTTGCCAAGGCAGTGACCAAGCTGAAGAAGGATCGCGTGCCCAAGATCAACGGCAAGTACTACGCCGTCATCCATCCTTCTGTTGTGGAAGACCTCCGCAACCATAAGGACTGGGTGGATGTCCACAAGTACATGGCCGCTTCCGAGATCTTCAATGGTGAGATCGGCGAGCTGCACGGCTGCCGCTTCATCGAGAATGTCTTTGCTCCCATTCTGGGCGGCGATGACTACCAGAATAAGGCTGGCACCGCGACCTACGCCACCTACTTCTTCGGCAAGGATGCTTTCGGCATCATCGATCCCGAGGGTGGCGCTCTGGAGATGATCGTGAAGGATAAGTCCCAGATCGGCGGTCCCCTGAATCAGTTCAGCACCATCGGCTACAAGTTCGAAACCAACGGCGCTACCATGCTGTACAACGAGCGTGTGCTGCGTGTCATGAGCTGCTCCAGCTATTCCGCCATCGACGAAGCCAACTAAGGTTTCACCCACATAACCAATGGGGGCAAGGCGCAAGCCCTGCCCCCTGATTTCTTTTAAGGAGGAATTAACAATGGCTACCAACAAGAAAACCTCTGCAGCAGCGGAGAATCCCGAAGTGACCGTAGTGGAGAATCCCGCAATAAGTGCTGCCGTGAGCGAGGCTGAGATCCGCGCGGAAACCAAAGCTGCCCAGCAGTCCATCCGCCAGGAAGAGCGGGTGGAGATCTACATTGAGCGTGCCAGCGGCAATGACGAGCCCAACCTGTTCGTCAGTGTAAACGGCTACAACTGCCTGCTGCCCAAGGGCAAGACATCTCTGGTGCCCAAGAGCGTAGCGGATGAGATCAACCGGGCAAGACGTGCCCAGCAGAAGCTGGATGCTACCATTGATGCACTGAAGGAAGCGGCCGCAAAGCAGCCTGAATAAGGACAGCGGGGGCTTCGGCTCCCGCTTTTTTGATAGGAGGAATCATTTATGAAGATTTGCGAAGCGATCGCCCAGATCGACAACTTAAAGCCCAACACCTACAGCGTAAAGCAGAAGATTTACTGGCTCAGTCAGCTGGAATCCATGGTCAAGCGGCTGGTCATCGATACCCACGAAGGCGGTGAAGCCATTTCCTTTGATGGCTTTCAGGAGAACGTGAACCCGGAAACCGTGCTGCTGATGCCGGAGCCCTTCTCTATGGCCTATGTGTACTGGCTGGAAGCTCAGATTCACTACGCCAATGAGGACATTGACATGTACAACAGCGCGATCCTGATGTTCAATGCCAGTTTCAGCGAGTACAAGGCAGACTACAAGCGCAACCATGTGTCCAAGGGTACCGGCCGGTTCCGCTTTTAAGGAGGAATGCCATGTTTTTTCCCACTCTGCAAGCAAGACCCAGATCCACCCAGTCGGTGGATGTATTCGCAGGCTATAACCACAATGTACGGATCCAGGAGAATGAATTCTTCGACATGGAGAATCTGACCTCTGACCAGGCACCGGTACTGGCGCCCAGAAAATGCCGTGGCCTGTATGCTTCCGGAGCCAATGTACAGGGCATGATCGCCAAAGACAGCCTTTGCTATGTGGACGGCAGCGAATTTGTGATCAACGGATACCGGGTGGCCATGGAGCTGTCCACAGCTGCGGAGGACTGCCCGAAGCAGCTGATCTCCATGGGCGCTTATGTGATCATCATGCCGGACAAGAAGTATTTCAATACGGCAGACTTTGCCGACTTCGGCAATATCGAAGCGGAAGTGACCACACAGACCAATGTTTCTTTTATTCCCTGCAAGCTGGACGGAACCGAGTATCAGCCGGACTACATCCAACCAAACCAACCTACGGAAGCTGCTAACATGGCACTCTGGATGGACACCAGCGTGACCCCTCACAGTCTGAAGCAATATTCCAGCGGCACAGACACCTGGGTAGGCGTGGAGACCACCTATGTAAAAATCGTCTGCACCGGCATTGGTGCGGCCTTCAAGGAGTATGACGGGGTGAAGCTATCCGGCCTTGCGGGCGTGACCCTGACAGCGGACGAGACTGGCAGCGAAGCGGCCAATGCAGCACAGCTTCAGGCGCTGGAAGGAAATCACATCCTCTATGGCTGCGGCGAGGACTACATCGTTGTCATTGGCATCCTGGATACCGGCAGCATCATCACAAATACTGTGACAGTCTCCCGGAAAATGCCGGCCATGGATTTCATCATTGAGAATGACAACCGCCTGTGGGGCTGCCGCTACGGCCTGAACAATGACGGCGAAGTGGTGAATGAACTGTACAGCTGCAAGCTGGGTGACTTCAAAAACTGGAATGTGTTCATGGGCATCAGCACAGACAGCTACGCGGTCTCTCTGGGCTCTGACGGCCAGTTTACCGGAGCCATTACCCACGCCGGGTATCCGCTGTTCTTCAAGGAGAATTGCCTGCACAAGGTCTACGGCCAGATCCCGGCCAACTTCCAGGTACAGACCACGGTGTGCCGTGGTGTGCAGAAGGGCTGCAGCTTATCGATGGCCATTGTCAATGAGATCCTTTACTACAAGGCACGGCATGCCGTCTGCGCCTATGATGGCTCCCTCCCGGTGGAGATGTCTGCCGCGTTGGGCGAGGAGCGATACGAGGCCGCTGTGGCTGCTGCCCACGGCAATAAGTATTACATCAGTATGGCGAAAACCGGCACCGGGGAGCGGAGTCTCTTCGTCTATGACACGGCCAAGGGTATGTGGCACAAGGAAGATGCTCTGGGCGCTCGGCTGTTCTGTTCCTGCCGGGATGAGCTGTACTGCGCCACAGAGGACGGAAAGATCCTTGCCATGCTGGGCAGCGGCGAACGCTATGAGCAGCAGATTCCCTGGATGTTTGAGACCGGTATCCTGGGTGCAAGCCTGCCGGAAAAGAAAAGCTTAGTGAAGCTGAACATCCGGCTGGTACTGGAACCGGGAAGCAGCATGAACATCCTGGCACAGTATGACTCCGTCGGACCCTGGGTGAACCTGGGATTCATCACCGGCACAGACCTGCGCAGCTTCGTGATTCCGGTGAAACCCCGCCGGTGCGACCACCTGCGGCTCCGGATCGAGGCCGAGGGCGCAGGAATGGTGTTCAGCATCACCAAGACCTATTCCCATGGGAGTGATGTGTAATGAGCGGTATAACAATTCAGACTCCGAACATCACGGCAGGCAGTGACCGGGAGAGGCTGCAGCAAATCCAGAGCTATCTGTACCAGATGGCGCAGCAGCTGCAATGGGCATTCAATACCATCCAGACCGGCACGGGATACGGCAACGGTCAGACCGTGCTGCAGCAGGCCAAGACCACCTATGTCACCGCGTCTCAGGATCCAAGCACCACCTTTGCGGGGATCAAGGATCTGATCATAAAGAGCGCGGAGATCGTGGATGCTTACTATGAGGAGATCAACAGCCGTCTGGAGGGAACCTACGTTGCCCAGTCTGACTTCGGCACCTACACAGAGCAGACCGGGGCAGAGATCCAGCGGAACAGCACCTCCATCAATCAGCTGTATACCAACATCCGGACACTGTCTGATTCGGTGGATGAACTGTACAACAGCACCATCGGCGCCAATGCATACCTGAAATCCGGCCTTCTGTATGAGGACGAGAACGGCGTGCCGGTATACGGTCTGGAAATCGGCCAGACCAACAGCGTGGACGGAACCACGGTATTTGATAAGTTCGCCCGGTTCGCCGCAGACCGGCTGAGCTTTTTCGACAGCAATGATGTGGAGGTTGCCTATATCTCTGACTACAAGCTGTACATCACCAATGCGGAAATCACCGGATCGCTTATGATCGCGGGCAAATTCAAAATCTACTACAATGACGGTCTGGCATTCCAATGGATAGGGGGCAGCAGCTGATGGCAAGTTGTAACTTAAGCTATTCCGGTCATACAGGCGTTATCCAGGCGCGGGCATACGTGACGGAACTGACCACATCAGGCACCAGCAGATATGTGAGAGTTCGTCTGGCTGTGTACTCAGCTGACTACTCCGGCAACCGCGACTCTTCCTATTCCGTGCAATGCACACAAACCGGTACGAATGTATCGGTGGGAATGTATCAGGGCTTCTACATCAACGGATATGAGCAGGACATCTTTGATAAATCCTTCTATGTGACCGTTGAAAGAGGCGAGTCCACTGCCAATATCAGTCTGTATTTCAGCGCATCTCTGATTTCTCCCTCCGCCGGTACCAAGACAATCAGCGGCAGCATTACGCAGCTGAACCTGACGGCGGAACCGGCAGCAAGCGCTTCTGTAATTGCCCTGGGTGCGGACACCGTGCAAATGGGAAAGCAGCTGATGATATCCATCGATGCGGACAATGGCGGGTGCAAGCACACGCTGACATACACCTTCGGCGGCAGTACGGAAGAAATCGCCTCCGAAGTCGGAAGCAGCCATGCCTGGACGGTTCCGGATCTGGCAGCACTATGCAACAATGCTACCTCCGGCAGCTGCACCATCACCTGTGACACCTATCTGAGCGGCAAGTTGTTGGGATCCACCAATGCGGACGTAACATTGGCTGTGCAGGATCCATCCACGCCTTCTGTGAATGGGGAAGAGGTTACCCTGGGATCCGCTGCGGTTATCGGGTGCAAAAGAAACTCTGCCAACTTTACGGTGAAACTGGAACTGGAATTTAAGGATACCACGGTGGATATCAGCTCAGGCAGCATGGATGAAGCCAAATGGACACCGGAATATGATCTGGCTAGACAGATCCCCAATTTGACCTATGGCACCGGTACCCTGAAATGCACCACCCTGAACGGCACCGCCGAGGTGGGCACCCAGACCACAACCATCCGGGTGATCGTGCCGGAAAACGATGTGACGAGACCGACCTTCACGGCGGACGGTCTGGTCTTAACCCCTGTGAGCAGCCTCCCGGAAGCCTTTTCCAGTCTGTACATGAGGGGCAAGACGGGGCTGACAGCGGCCTTTTCCGCTGCCAGCGACTATTCCACCATCACGGAATACGCAATTGTCATCGGCAACCAGAGCGCCACAGGCAACCCTGCGACCATTGATCTATTGGTAAGCGAGGGAGAAGTGAAGGTGACCGGAAAGGTGACGGATGCGCGGGGATTCTCTACATCTGTGAATGTGACCATTACGGTGCTGCCCTACAGGAATCCGAAGGTTACCCCTTATTCCGGGTACAGCGATGTGATTTGCGAAAGAGCAAAGGATACCGGCGAACTAAGTCCCGGGGGTACATATCTGGCCATCAAGGCAGGCCGGAACTTCAGCAGCATCGTATTGGACGGCGTGGAAATGAACAGCTGTGAGCTTCGCTACCGCTGGAAACCCAACGGGGCTACCGCCTACACAGACTGGATCACGCTGCTTGCCGGGGGAAGTGAGGAAGCGGAGATCAGTCTGCTGGTGGGGAATGTGGTCAGCTCCCTGCAAACATCCTACACGGTGGAAATCGGTGTGCTGGATGCTCTGGGCGGAGAGCATAGTCTGACATTCCCAATCATGACGGAGGCCATAAGCTTCAAGCTGTATGATGGCCCGGACGGCGCGGCATTCGGCAAGCATCCGGAAGCGCCCCATGTGGTGGACATTGCTTCCCACATGACACTGCTGGTTCGTGGAAAGATGCAGGTTCTGGGAGATGAATGGAGAAGCATCGGTCTGGCAGCGGGCCTCAGCGAGTCGGCCTACGCCCATGGCCGGAAGGAAACCGGATGTCATTACCTGGTAACAGAGGGGCGGCATGTACATATCGCATTCAACTGCGCGTTTGCCTACACCGGAACCGGAATGATCATCAATGCGGAACCCATTCCTGCAGACAGCAGACCGGGAAGAACCGTTTTTGCCCCCTGTATCTGCAATGACCGGCAGCTTGCCTGTGTTAGTGTAGGTACGGACGGATATGTCCGAGTGGAATGGGTACAAAAAGCAACGGAAACCGTGCTGACAGGTGCTGCGGATGTGACCTGGATCGACGGATATCTGTGCTACTGGATTTAACAAGGAGGTAAGATTCTATGCCAAACACGCCTTATCAGGAGAAGAAATATGTGCAGAGTGATGCGGTGACACAGGCGCAGCAGGCTCTGCAAAATCAGCAGGCAAACAAACCGGGGGAATACCAGTCCCAGTATCAGTCCGGAATGCAGGATCTGATGGGGCAGATCCAGAACCGGCCTGGGTTTCAGTATGATGTAAACAGCGATGCTCTGTATCAACAGGTAGCCCAGAACTACATGCAGCAGGGACAGCAGGCCATGATGGACACCATGGGGCAGGCCGCTGCCATGACCGGTGGTTACGGAAACAGCTATGCCCAGAACGCCGGTCAGCAGGCGTATAATCAGCAGCTGCTTGCCCTTACGGAAATGATTCCTCAGTTCCAGAAGATGGCGCTGCAGCAGTACCAGATGGAGGGTGATGACCTTCTGACGCGGTACAACCTGATGATGCAGCAGGATGAAAGCGCCTATGCCCGATACCAGGACGATCTGAACCGGTACTATGCCGATCTGGATCGGCTGCAGGCTGCCTATGACAGCGAGAGGGATTATGACTACAGCCGGTTTACCGATGACCGTGACTTCAGCTACGGCCAGTACATTGATGACCGGAACTACCAGTATCAGCTGGATCGGGACCAGACCGAGGATGAACGCTGGATTCAGCAGTGGCAGTATCAGCAGGAGCGCGACCGGATTGCAGACGAGCAGTGGCAGAAGGAATTCGAGGAAGCACAGCGGCAGTACAATGAGAACATGGCCTGGCAGAAGGCGCAGGCGGCTGCATCCTCTTCCGGAGGCGGCGGAGGCCGTGGAAGCGGCGGAAGCAGCGGAAGCGGTGGAAAAGAAGCCAGCGGCGAGGGCTCCGGAGAAACCATCGATGTTGCTGCTGAGTATTTTGCAATGAAGAAGGCCGGTGCGAAATCTACCGAAACTGACCAGTACCTGAAAGCTGCCATCAGCGCTGGCTTGATCAGCCAGCGGGATGCTACCGAGCTTCGCAATACCAGATACTAAGGAGGGGTACGATGAGTTCTTTTGAGGATATCCGTTCGGGGTTGTTGAAAAAATACAACGTAAATGGTGCCGGGACTTCCGGAACCTCCGGTCAGACCCACTCCGGAACGAGCAGCAGCACAAAAGCCCAATCAGGTGATGCTGACTTCTATACCATCCGAAAGAATCTTCTGGGCAAGTATAGCGGAGAAAACACGGAGCAGCGGCAGGCAGCCGTATCTGACTGGGCAACCAGATACAACAATGTGATGCAGGGCATTACCAACCCGAGTTCCAGATCCGGAAGCTGGTACACCAGAAGTGCCATTGACAGTTTCGGCAGCGATATTGATGCGCTGATCCGCGACTTTGAAGGGATTAAAGACTATGCCGGACAAATGGGCGTGCCCAATGCACAGCGGTATTTATCCCAGCTGCAAAGCGTACAGCGCCAGATTCAAAGAGAGGACGGCTGGTACCAAAAATATCAGGGCAGCGGGTACGATGAAGTGGAATCTGCCCTTGCCGGGATGCAGGATGGTGAGGAAAAAAGCTGGCTTACAGACAATCGCTACGGGATTTACAGAACTGCAGAGGATTACAAGCAGCGTTCCGAAGCGGGACTGGCGGCGTTTGAAAGCAGTAAGCCACGGGATCGGGAAGAGGAATCCTGGTTCGAAGCGCTCGGCCGATACCTGGGGAAAGCTTCCGATACTACTATGGCGCTTGGTGATACCGGGCGGATGGCACAGGAATACCGGAAGGATACCACCTATAAGGAGCCTGCAGCCAATTGGACAGAGGATCAGCGTAACACCTACGGATATCTGTACAGCATTGACCCTGCGCTGGCAGCTGATTTTGCAGTCAATACATCCGAGAACTACCGACGGGAAGAGCATCAGGAGAAAGTGAGTGCTGTTCAGGAGTGGGCAACCAAGAATGGACGCAATGCCTCTGTCGGTACGATTGCAGCCATTGCTATGATGCCTCTCAGTCTGGCAGACACGCTTAATGCATTGACGGAGTATACTGCCCGTGGAAGAATTTCTATGCCTTCCTCTCCGACTCCTGGACAGGTATCCGAAGCGATCACCGGTGCAGTAGGGCAGAGTTTGAATGAAAAGTACGGGACTATCAACGAGGCGATTCCCATTATTGGCGGTAAAGGCTGGGGCGATGCCTACCAGCTGGGCACCAGCATTGCAAACAGTCTGCTGTCCGCCTACACCCAGGGCAGTGTTGGCACTACCGCTGTATTCTTCGGCTCTGCTGCATCCAGTACCATGCACAGCGCGAAAGATCGCGGATTAACTGATGAACAGGCAATTAAGCTGGGCGTGGCAGCAGGTCTGGCCGAAGCAGCCGGCGAAGCTTTCTCTATCGAAAAGCTGCTCAAGATGAATGACCCGCAGACTCTGAAAGAATTCTTCGTCAACGTTCTGAAGCAGGGCGGCATTGAAGCAACCGAAGAATTCAACACTACGGTTCTTAACAATATTGCCGAACAATGGATCATGGGCGATAAGAGCGCATTTTATGAAAAGACGCAGGTATACATGACCGAGAATGGAATGTCTGAGGAAGAAGCCGAGAAACAGGTTTGGAGGGACTATGCTGAAGAGGCTGCATTTGATGCACTGGGTGGCTTTATTTCTGGCGGTTTCAGTACCGGCATTCAGACCGGCGTCCAGAAGATCTTCGGCGGTACCGAGCAGGCACAGACCCACCATGAGCCTTTGACAACTGAGAAACCCGGAAACGCAACTGAGTTGGCAAACGAAGAGGAAGCAACCGCCGAGGAATTCCCTGCAGTTGATGAGAAAATGTCGACAACTGAAAATGCGCCTACCCTGGAAGCATTGTCCGAGAAGTATGGTGACCGGGCTGCGGATATGCGCAAGACCTACATGGAAGGGCAGGATGTGGAGGAATATGACCGGGCATTCCAGATGGCCTATGAAATGGGTAAAGCCGGTGTCAATGAAAGCTATCTCCAGCGGTCTGCAGAAACGGCTTACCTCTCTGAGACACAGCGCGGGATTGCATACAACATGGGTGCTGTGGATGCTGCCACAGCAGCCAGAGCGCAGGCCGGACGGAATGCCGCTGCAGCAAACGGCAAGACGGGCTGGCGAAAAGGTGTTGTAAGAGGGCAGGGGGTTAAGATCGAGGATATGTCCAGGGCCTTCAATGACCCCCAGAGGAAGGCCTACGGATATTTGACCAACATCGCGGAAGTTACAGGCCTGGACATTGTGCTGTACAGATCCGATGTGGATGCAGGCGGCAACCGGAGCAATGTAAGCGAGGGCAGCTTCAAGTGGAACGAGGATACCATCTACATTGATGTGAACGCGGGCCTTGCATCGTACAAGGATGCTGAGTCTATGGCCAAATACACTATGATGCGGGTATTTGATCACGAATTCACGCATTTCCTTGAGAAATGGAACCCCCAGGAGTATAATGGATTCAGAAAGATGGTGTTTGACACCATGACTGCCGGCGGCACCAACGTGGACGAGCTGATCGAGATCAAGATGGCGGAATCCAACGGATCGCTTAGCTATGATCAGGCTGCACGGGAAGTGATCGCGGAGGCAATGACGGACATTCTGCCGGAATCCAGCTTCGTGGAGCAGCTGGCCAGAAAGAATCAAACCGTATTCCAGCAGCTGCTGAGCAAGCTGAAGGAATTCCTGGCAAGCCTGAAAAAGCATTTTGCGGACATGGGCGAGAGTTCCAGGGAAGCCAAGGCGCTGAAACGGCAAATGGGCGATACGGTAGCTTATATGGAAGAGATCGTAAAGCAGTATGACCGGATCGCCGTTCAGGCTGTGGAGTCTTACCAGCGCAGCGTTGCCCAGGAAGCAACTGTTTCCAAAGTGGAAACGGTTCCCGTGGTGGAAAAGCACACCGATACTGCAACGGAAGAAGCGGCTCCGGAAACGCAGGAGGTTGCACCTGCAACGGAAGAAACCGCAAGTGAAACAGAAGATACCGTAAATGAAACAGAAGAAACTGTTAGTGTAGCGGAAGAAACCGTAACTGCAGTTGCAGAAAAGACCGGGGAAAATGAAAGTTCCGCGCCTGCGGCGAAGGAATACCGCAGCGACAATGGCTACACCATTCGTCCCAATGCGGAGTATGGATCCCAGGAAATCACCTTTGACAGCAAGCCTCCCCAGGAAGTGCGGGATGCTCTGAAAGCCAACAAGTACCGCTGGAACGGCAAGAAGGGAGTCTGGTACGGAAAGACCGACCAGAAAACCATCGCCGATGCCCTGGACAAAGCTTACGGGCAGCAGCCCTGGATTACCATTCCGGAACAGAAGGCAGCTGTGACAGAAGCGCCCACCAAAGTACCTGTGACCACAGAACCCCAGGCACCGATGGCAGCGGGAAACGTTTCTGAAGAAGAGGTTGACAAAATGTTCCGGAAGTATTTCGGAATAGAGGAGCAGACGCAGGAAGCGCCTGCACCGACGGAGGAGCTGCCCGCGCCGGAGGTACCCAAACCGCCAACAGTTGCGGAAACAAGGCCGAAGCCGAGGCCGGTTCCGCCTTCGGAAATGAATGTCAGCCAGCTGGCAGAAGCTAATGCCGGGAAAACCGATATCACAGAGGAAGATGTGGAGTGGTTTAAGCGTGGCGGTATTACTGATTCCGATGGATTTCCGCTTACCAAGAAAAAGGTGGATGCCCGATATTACGCCTTCCTGGAAAGAACGGGCATGAGCAAGGATGAGGCGGAATCGCTGCTGGGCTTCCGATTCAGAGAATGGGAAACCGGAGGCGCAGGCCGAGATATCTGGTTCTGGTTAAATACCTCGCCACTCTTTGGAGCGAACAGCGTGACGGTGGATGACAAGCCAGTGAGCGCTACGGATGTTTCCGATAAGATCGAAACCATGCTGAAGGGGAACGCCGAGGATCGGCAGATCGCCCGGGAGATCCGGAAGAAGTGGGAGAACGGAACGCTGACTGAGTGGGACGTGTGGAAATTCTGGAAGGGGCTGTACAAGGCCAAGGAATCCGCACCGGTTGAAGAAAAGCCTGCGGCACCGGAGCCGAAACCCAGCCGGAAAGAACAGGTGACCGCACCGGCGGTACCTGAAGCCGAACCGGCCAGGGAAGAAAAAGCACCGGAGGCGGCCCCAGCTGCCGAGCCCGCTGTTGCCGGACAGACAGACCACACACCGTCTGAAGTGCTGGCTGCGCAGATCGTTTCGGAATACCTGACCGAAGAGAATATCCGAAGCACCCGGAAGCCATTGTCCGCAGCGGCTCTTTATGAGATGGCAGACAAGGCCTTTGGCGGCACCCAGGCGGAGGGAACCTACAACCGGAAAGATGCCTATGATGCGCTGGAACTGGCGGTAAACAAGCATCTGCTGGCTGCTGCGGCACGTTTTAACGGCAATCAGACAACGGCTGTTGAGGCTGTAACCTACATGCAGAGCCTTCTGGAGCTGCTGCCCACGCAGACAGTCAGAACCCAGGAGCAGCAGGAGTTCCAGCAGTTCTCCACACCACCCAATATTGCCTATCTGGCAGCATGGGCTGCGAATATTACGGCGACTGACAGCGTGCTGGAGCCTTCCGCCGGTATTGGCGGTCTGGCTGTGTTCGCGAAAGCCTGGGGCGCTGAAGTGACTGTGAACGAGCTGTCGAAGCGCAGACTGGAAGTGCTTCGGGCGATGGGCTTTGATCACATCTTCAATGAAAACGCGGAGCAGATCGACAACATCCTGCCGGAGAGCATTTCTCCCAGCGTGGTGGTTATGAATCCTCCGTTCTCCTCCACTGCCGGAAGAACCAGCAGCAACAAAACCTCCAATGCGGAAAAGCACATTGATCAGGCGCTGGCGCGGCTCCGGGAGGGTGGCCGTCTGGTGGCGATCCTGGGAAAAGGCATGAATGATGCAGATTACTCCAAATACTGGAACAAGCTGCGGAAGGAATACAGTATCCGTGCCAATCTGTCTATTGATGGCAGAAACTATAAAAAATACGGTACAACGTGGGGCGTGCAAATCGTGGTGATCGACAAAACCGGTCCCCAGACCGGCGACACAATCACCGGAAGCTATACTGACCTGACTGAAGTACCTAAGATACTGGAGGGAATTCGAAATGACAGGAGCAATGTGGAAGGAAATCGTCCTGGAAGCCGCGATGATGGTCGACGTGTATCCCTGGGTGATGCAGGAAATCGACAATCCGATCCAGGATACACGGGAATCGGTGAACGTTCTTCTGGAAGCACTTCCGGGACTCAGCGAAAAGGAAATCGAAAGAGCGCTGCAGGAACTGGAGGAGCAGGAAATCGAACCGAGCGTGGAAGATCTGCAAAAGCTGGCGGACAGGAGAAATTTGCAGATGACGGACGAACAGTGGGAGCTGCTGCAAGCACAGATTTTGGAAATGGCAATGGAGCAGCTGAATCAGGTAAAACTTCTGGACATCAGCCCGAGCTATCACTACCACGACTGACGGAGCAGGAGCCGGGGGACGATGGCGTATATGCCACCTTCCGCGTACCGGAGATGCCCGTTAAGGGAGGGAAGCCCCATCCTGCGGTTCTGGTGGAAAGTGCCGCCATGGCCGCCGTGTCCATGCCGGAGGCTACCTATAAACCCCAGCTTCCGGAAGATGTGGTAAAGAACAACCTGTCGGATGCACAGATGGTCACTGTGACCTATGCCGGACAGGCACACGCCCAGATGCTGCCGGATGGCCGCAGAAAGGGCTTCTTCATCGGTGACGGTACCGGTGTCGGCAAAGGCAGACAGATTGCGGGCATCATCCTGGACAACTTCATGCAGGGACGGAACAAGGCGGTCTGGATCTCCAAAAACGATGATCTTTACGGAGATGCGGTGAGAGACTGGACACAGACCACCGGCCGCGACAAATCGGAAATCGTCAGTCAGGGAAAATTCAAGCCGAAGGACAGCATCACCCTTAAGAGCGGCGTTCTCTTTACCTCCTATGACAAACTGAAAATGGAGAAGGGCGGCAGCCGCCTGGATCAGATCGTATCCTGGCTCGGTGAGGATTTTGACGGTGTAATCGCATTTGACGAAGCACATTTCATGGGTAACCTCTATGGAAAGCAGGGAAAGTTCGGCAAATCGAAAGGATCCCTGACGGCCAAGGCTGGTGTGGAACTTCAGCGCAGGCTCCCCAATGCCAGAATCGTATATGTTTCTGCCACCGCAGCAACGGAGGTTGATAACCTGGCGTATGCCGAGAGAATCGGCCTGTGGGGGAAGGGAACAGCATTTACGGATGCAAAGGACTTCATTTCCAAAATCGGTTCCTCCGGTCTGGCCGCCATGGAGCTGGTTATCCGGGACATGAAAGCCATGGGCGTTTACGTTGCCAGAAGCATAAGCTATAACGGCGTAAACTATGATACGGTGGAGCATCCGCTGGATGAGATGCAGACGGAAATATACGATACCATGAGCAAGGCATGGCAGAATGTCATGGCCAACGTGCAGACTGCCCTGGTTTCCACAGGCGGCAGGAATAACAGAACAGCCAGACAGCGCGCCATCGGAAACTTCTACAGCTCCATGCAGCGCTTCTACAACCAGGTGCTGACATCCATGTCCATGCCTTCCGTAATCGAGGATATGCGCAAGGAGCTTGCTGCAGGCCGCTCCTGTGTCCTTCAGATCGTAAACACCAACGAAGCCCAGCAGAATAAGCAATTGGCCGCTGCGAAGGCAGAGGGAAAGGATCTGGACGAGCTGGATCTGACACCGAGAGAAGCGTTGATCGGATATCTGATGACATCCTTCCCGATTCAGATGTTTGAAGAGTATACGGATGAGGACGGGAATGTTCACTCCAGACCGGTGGTGGACAGCGCCGGTAATCCGGTTTATGACAAAAAGGCAATCCGGCAGCGGGACAAGCTGATTGCGGAAGTGAACAAGATGAGCATCCCGGATGGTCCGCTGGAAATGCTTTTCGATGCCTTTGGTACGGAGGCTGTCGCGGAGAATACCGGCAGAAGCCGCCGGGTTGTGCCCAGAAAAATGCCGGATGGCAGTATCAGCAGGGTAGAGGAAAGCAGGACATTGAACCACAGAACAGCGGATGTTCAGGCATTCCGGGACGGCAAAAAGCGGATCCTGATTTTCTCGGATGCAGGCGGCACCGGAAAGAGCTACCATGCGGCACTCAACGAGCAGAATCAGCAGCAGCGTATCCACTATGTGCTGCAGCCTGGTTGGGTGGCTTCCAATGCGGTGCAGGGATTCGGCAGAACCCATCGCAGCAACGAGGCCAGCGCACCGGTTTACAAGTTGGTAACCACAAACATTAAAGGGCAGAAGCGTTTCACTTCCACCATTGCCCGCCGGCTGGATCAGCTGGGTGCCCTGACCAAGGGACAAAGGGATACCGGATCCGGCATGTTTGGTGCGAAGGACAATCTGGAAACAGATCTGGCAGGGGACAGCCTTCGGGAATTCTACATTCGACTGGGTAAGAATCAGATCGAAGGTATTGACGGTCTGAAAACCCTGGATCGGCTGGGACTGAAGGAAAAGTTTACGGACGAGTTCGGCCGCTTTAAGATCAATGACGGTCTGGCGCGGGATATCGGCAAGTTCCTGAACCGGATTCTTGCGCTGGAAGTGGACGAACAGAATGTAGTGTTCGATGCGTTCACCAGCATTTACGAAATGGAGCTGGAAGCAGCCATTCAGGCAGGCACGCTGGACACCGGAATGGAAACGGTGAAGGCAGATAAGGTGGAGATCCTGGATGACAAGGTGATCCGGGAGGGGGACACTTCCAGCGCTTCCACCCATTACATCCAGGCCAAGATCTACACGAAGCCCAAGCTAATCACAACGGTTTCGGAAATGGCGCAGCGCCGCACGGGATTTGTGGGTATCTATAAGCTGGAAAATGATTCCGTCAGGGCAGTATACCGCATTGCGGACAAGACCACGCCATGGGGCGAGATTCAGAAGCAGTACAGACTGGTAAGCCCGAATATGGGAAGCAAAACCAGCGTTTGGAATGAGCGTACCCTGAAAGCCAAGGCAACGGAGGTTCGCCGGGAAGAATGGCAGACGGAATGGGATGCAGAAGTGGCCAGAATGCCGGAATACAACGAAAGCGTTCTGCACATGCTGACCGGCACGCTGCTGCCTGTATGGAACAATCTGCCCCAGGAGGGAAACACAAAGGTCAAGCGGCTGGTTGCAGCTGATGGCAGCACTTACCTGGGACGTGTCATTGACACAGATGTGATTGACAGCGTTCTGAGGCAATTCTCCGTGGGCAGAACCCAAGAGGTCTTTACCGGACAGCAGGTGATGGACAAGGCCTTGAAGGAAGGTACCAGATTCCAGCTGAGATCCATGCGGACGGAAATTTTCCGCAGCAAGGTCAGCGGCCAATGGCGACTGGAGATCACACAGCAGAACGCGTGGCACCTGGCTAAGATGTATCCGGATCTTATTCAGGAGAGAATCCAATTCCGCGACAGATACTTTATCCCCACGGGAGAAAAGGGCGTTCAGATCCTGAATCAGATCCTGGAGCATAACCCGGTAAGAAATGCTGTGGAGGAAGATATTGAACAGTTCCGGCAGCAGACCAATACTTTGACTGATCGGGATATTCTGGCAATAGCAGCAAAGGAACTTAGCATTGCGGATATGACCGAGGCCGAGCGAAGCGCCCTGGATATTTTCCGGGATCGGCTGGCAAAGCTGGATGACCTGCAGGAGAGACGGCACAAGCTGGGGCAGCTGTACCGGGAGCAGCAGTTCGGAAAAAATGTTGACCGGCAGGCAGCGGCGGAAACGCTGAACAAAATGTATGCCCTGGATGCAAGCATCCGAGATGCCAATAACAAGCTGCTGGATGTTGAGGAAAAAAGTGTCCTGCGGTCTGTTCTGAAAAAGGCCAGAAAAATCGTGGAGCAGAAGCAGAGGGAGCATGATGCCGAAATCCTGAAGAGGTGGCGTGACCGCCGGAACAATGCGGCCCTGATCAAAAAGTATCGGCAGCGGATCGCGCGGGAAGTGAAGTCCCTTTCTGACTGGGTGCTTCACCCCAACAACAAGGACATTGTCAGACGGGTTCCGGATGTCCTGAAGAACAGCGTGATTCCGTTCCTGACCAGTATCGATTTCAGCAGCAAACAGCAGCTGCGCGGCGCCGGTGCAACCCAGGCTGATACGGAATTTGTGGAGCGGCTGAAAAAACTCCAGGCAGGACTGAAAGATAACATTGACGAGACGGGTCTGTATTCCGGATACAATGATCTGCCGCCTCGTTTCATGGAGCGGCTTCAGGGATTCATTGATGCGGTGGAAAAGCTCACAAAGGAAAATGCGGGAGATTTTGTCATCAACCGCATGACCAGCGATGAGCTGAAGGCACTGTCTGACATCGTGATGGCGCTGAAAAAGCTGGTGATGGACTGCAACAAGTTCCATGCCAATGCCATGTTCCAGCACGTGTATGATGCCGGAGACAGCACCATTGCGAGCCTTTCCAAACTGCGAAGCGCCAAGAGCCGAAGCAAAACCGGAGAAACTGTGAACCATTTTGTTTTCTGGCAGCAGATCCGGCCTGCATACGCCTGGGAGCGATTCGGCAAGGGCGGCAAGTCGATCTATGACGGTCTGCGGCGCGGTCAGGCACAGCTGGCCTTCAACACGCATAAGATCGTGCGATTCTCCGAGAGGACATATACCGAAAAGGAAGTCAGAGAATGGGAAAAGGAAGTCAAGGAAATCCAGCTGGATGATGGCTCCACCATTCGGATCAAGACCGCCCAGGCGATGTCTTTCTATGAGCTGAGCAAGGACAAGGACTCCCTGCGGCATATCCTGGGACAGGGTATCCGAGTGGCCACTTATCGCAACGGTAAGGAAAAAATATCCGACAACGGTCACCTGATGACCATTGATGATGTGGGACGTATCATTGATTCCCTGACCACCAGGCAGAAGGCCGTTGCTGACAGTCTGCAGCGGTACATGGCAGACCAGGGCGCGAAATGGGGCAACTTTGTATCGGTCAAACGATTCGGAGAAGAGCTGTTTGGCAATCCCACCTATTTCCCCATCAAATCCGATGGCCGTCATCTGCAGGCGAATACCGATGAAAAGCCGGATGACGGCGCGAGCCTGTATGCGCTGCTGAACATGGGATTTACAAAGGCCAGAAAGGAAAATGCCAACAACCGGATCGTCCTGTACAGCATCTTCGATGTGTTTGCCAACCACATGGCCAGCATGGCGCAATACAATGCCCTGTCTTTGCCCATCCTGGATGCCCTGAAATGGTTTAATTACCAGCAGAAGGATGATGTGGTAACCTCGGTTAACGGTGTGGACATGACAATGCACATGGTCAAGGACAGCGTAAGAGACGAGCTGAACCGGGTTTTTGGCGTTGCGGAGGAAACCAGACCCGGCAGCGGCCGCAGAGGCTATGCCGAGAACTTCATCACCGGAATCCTGAAAGCATTCAACGGCACCGAAGCACAAGGCATTCCCACGGACGAGAGCGGACTTTCCATGCGGCAGCGGTACAACATGGCACAGGTGGCCTTTAACCTGCGGGTGGTTGCCCAGCAGCCCCTGGCCATTACCCGTGCCGGCATGCTGATCTCCTACAAATCCATTCTTCGCGGAATGAAGCTGCAGCCTGCAGCCATCCGGAAGAATATTGCGGAAATGCGGAAGTACAGCGGCATTGCTGCCTGGAAGGAGCTGGGCTTCTATGACATCAACATTTCCCGTGGTCTGACTGATCTGATCAAGCACAATGAGAATTGGCGCGACAAGATCAACGAGACCGGTATGCGGGGAGCAGAACAAGCTGACCGGCTTACCTGGGCAGGAATCTGGAGTGCCTGCAAGGAAGAGATTCTGGGCAGGGGCATTGCTTACGGAACGGATGACTTCTTCGCGGCGGTATCGGAGCTGTTTGAAGAGGTGATTTACAAAACCCAGGTGGTGGACAGTGTTCTGACCAAGAACGAGTACATGAGAAGCAAGGGATTCTGGGCGAGAACCACAAGCTCTTTCATGTCCGAGCCTGTGACCAATGCCAGCATGCTGATCGATGCCTATGATAAGCTTCAGATGGACATGCAGAAGGGAATGGACTTCTCTGAAGCCTGGCGGAAGCACAAGGGCAAAATCGGCAGGACGGCCTATGTGTACGGCATGAGTGCCGCTATCCTGGCAGCCGTTACGGCAGTTATGGATGCATGGCGGGATGATGACGAGTACGAAACCTTCCTGGAGAAGTGGAGCGAAGCCTTCAGCGGTAATCTGAAGGACGAACTGAATCCTCTGGGCAAGCTGCCTCTGGTGAAGGAAATCAACGAGCTTGTTAAAGAGGTGCTGGCAGTTGGATGGAAAATCGATGTTTTTGGTCAGATGTCGAATATAACCTACATTGAATTGGGTGAAAAGCTCATTAAGGGTGTAGAAATAATCAGCGACCATATCAACGGCGTTGAAACCAACTACACCTTGTATGGTGGTGCATACAAGCTATTGCAGCTGGTATCTGGCCTTTTTGGAATTCCGCTTGCCACAACCACCAGAGAGATCGTCACCATCTGGAATAACACCGTTGGGCGGATGGCTCCCAGCTACAAGGTGAAGACCTACGATGCCGGTGAGCAGAGCGACATCAAGCATGCCTATCAGGACGGCTATCTGACCGAGGAAGAGGCTATGCAGGAGCTTCTTAGCAAGGGCCTTGCCGACAATGAGGATGAAGCCTACTGGAAGTGGCAATCCGGGGAGGAGAGCTTCTCCCGGTATGATGCCATTGAGCAGGCAATCCGCAGCGGAGCAGACATTAAGGCCGAAATGGGAGAGCTTACCGCTCATGGCTACACGGAAGATACCGTCCGCGCCCACATTAAGACCAGCATCGGTAAGTGGTACCAGGACGGGGAGATCACCAAGCAGCAGGCAACGGACTGGCTTAAGAAGTATTCCGGCCTGAGCGGCGAGGAGATCACCGAAGCGGTCAACAAGTGGAGCAGCAAGGTGGTCACCGGCATTGCCTTTGATGACATCGAGGAGCAGTTCATGTCCGGCAAGCTGACCCAGAGTAAGGCAGTCGATATGTATGTCCGTTATGGCGGATATACCAAAGAAAAGGCCACTGAGACTGTTTCTGTTTGGGCCTTCGTGAAGAAGCACCCGGAGTGTGACGGCATTACCTCCTATGCGGTGGCAGACTATACCACCTACTGCGAGAAAGCCGGTGTCCCTGCCGGTACCTTCTACAAGGCCTGGAAGCATAAGAACTCGCTGTCCGGCGCGAAGAAGGCACCGATGATGGTATACATCGATGGCCTGCAGCTGAGCAACGCACAGAAAGACAGCCTCTACTATGCGTTTGGATGGGCTGAAAGCACCATTGATGAAGCACCCTGGCACTAAGTAAAAAAGGCGGCATCGCGGCTGGTTGGCAGCTGCGGTGCCGTTTTTGCTATGCTTTGGGTACGAAAGGAGGAATGCAACATGAATGAACCATGTGCAAGGATCACGCTGGACGTTCAGCAGTCCAGCAGCGCTGTTTTCGTGGCAGTAAAGCGCGGCGACATCGGGCGGAAAATCGTGATTGCGCTGACGGACGGCGGCTTCCCGTATGAAATTGGGGAGGACTGCTACGCGGTTCTTACCGGAACGAAGCCTGATGGGAACGTCCTGTATAACCACTGCGATATTGAGGATAACACCATCGTCTACGAGATCACGGAGCAGACCACCGCGGCTGCCGGCCGGATCAAGGCAGAAGTGAAGCTATACGGCGCCGATGACAATCTGATCACCAGCGCGACCTTCCGGATCATTGTGGACGGGACCGTATACGCCGATGGCCAGGTGGAGTCCTCTTCGGAGTTTTCCGCGCTGACGGAGCTGATGAATCAGGTGCTGGGAGTCATCAAGAACAATTCCGGTGAAAGCGGAGGCAGAATCTCTATTGCAATCGTCACAGAACTGCCCACAGAGGATATCAGCGCCAACACGCTGTACCTGGTGAAGGATGCAGATACACAGTCCAATATCTACACAGAATATCTTTACGTTGATGGCAGCTGGGAGATTATCGGCTCTCAGCGGCTGGATCTGACAGGCTTTGCATCGAAAGATTGGGTATCGCAGAAGCTGGAAGGGTATTCTGGGGGATATATCGTGCAGGACACTGCACCAGAAGATACTTCCTTTCTGTGGGTTGATCCTGAAGATAACAGCGATGACGGGTTTCAGGAAGCAGTCAATACGGCGCTGGCACAGGCAAAAGAAAGCGGGGCGTTTGATGGGGAACCCGGTGAACCGGGGTATACCCCACAAAAAGGCGTTGACTATTTTGATGGTGAGCCAGGTGAGCCCGGAATCAACGGTGCAGATGGGTACACTCCGGTCAAAGGTATTGACTACTACACCGAGTCGGACAAAACGGAAATAGTGAACGCTGTTCTGGCTGCGCTTCCTGCTGCGGAAGGAGTGAGTTACTAATGGCATACAGAAAAGTTGACGAAACAAGCCTGACTGCTGTAGCTGATGCCATCCGCACCAAGGGTGGAACAACGGAACCGTTGACATTTCCAGATGGTTTTGTTTCTGCTGTGGAAGGAATTACCAGCTCCGGCGGCTCCTCCGGGGGTGGCGAGTGGACTACGGACGGAATCGCCAACGGAAGCGAGCCGAATGGGGAATTAACCATCACGGGTACAGAAATTGCACAATATGCACTCGCCTACAGAACCGGTATCACAAGAATCAATGCGCCGAATGTTACCAAAATCGGGAAAACTGCTCTGGAAGGAATGAACTTGACGGATGGCGTATATTTCCCGGAGCTTGTCGATATTGGAAGTCAAGCTTTTCTATATGCGACAGTGCCTGAAATTTATTTGCCAAAAACGCCTAAGATATCCAATTTCCGATTGGCAAAAATTAAAAAGGTAGAATGCCCGATCGCAACGGAGATTGCAAACAGCGCTTTTTCCGAGAACACAACCATTCAGGTTGTAATCGGGCCAAAGGTAACCAACATTTCAAATTATGCATTTACGATTACGCGGAACCTTAAAGCTCTTGTTCTAGCAAGCCAAACTGTTGTTACGCTGGCGGGTACAAACAATTTTACACAGGCGCCGGTATTTACTGTCTACGTTCCCGAGTCGCTGATCTCCGAATACCAGACAGCTACCAACTGGTCAACATTCTATGAATCCGGTGCTCTTACATTTGCCGCCATCGAAGGGAGCGAATACGAATGATCATTTCTGATAAACTGACCATCAACGGGCGGAAGTTCGTCCGCACCTACTCCGACAGCGGCTACATGATCGAGCGGGGCGGCGTTCGTTACGCCGAAGCCATCGACCCCGCCGAGCTGGGGCGCACCTACACGGAAACGGACGAGCCCGTGGAAGCCCTGCCGGAAACCGAAGCCAAGGCCGCAGCCTATGACATCCTGACGGGGGTGGGCGAATGAACCACATCGGAGAAGCTCGGAAGTTCCGAAAGGCAATGCTGAATATTGCCCCCACTCTGGATGATGCAACGGCATCGACTGTGCCGGATATGTTCCCACGCCTGAAAGCAAAAGGTGAATTGGTTCCCGCTGGCACCAGAATCAATTGGAACGGCACCGTTAAAAAGGCGGCGGCTGACCTGTGGGACACCGTGGAAAACAACCCGGACAATGCCCCTTCTTTGTGGGCTGATCTTGACTATCGTGACGGCTATAGAATCATCCCGGAAGTTATTACTGCAACCCTTGCTTTTGCGGAAGGTGAAGGCGGTTGGTGGGATGATGTGCTGTATCGTTCCAAGGTCAACAGCAATGTCTATACACCGGCAGTACGCCCTGACGATTGGGAGGTTGTATATGGCAAGAATTAAATACTATAATCCTGTAACGCATAAATGGGAATATGCGGATCTATCCTTCGGCAACAGAAGCTCAGCCGCTATTTTTGATCCCACATTATACGGCCTCCCTGTTTTGGATCTAACAGGAGATACCACTGGTATCAGCAAGGAAAATGCTGTGTCGCTTGCCTATGCTTATGGAGATTTGTCCGGCAGCTGCACGCTGAAATGGCAGGGTGCATCCAGTATCAACTACGAGAAGAAGAACTACACCATCAAATTCGATAACGCCTTTGAAGCGGTTGCGGGTTGGGGAGAGCAGACAAAATATTGCCTGAAAGCCAACTTCATCGACCATAGTCACGCCCGGAACATTGTGTGCGCCAAACTGTGGGGACAGCTGGTAAAGAATCGCGCATCTGTTCCCGATGCTCTCAACGCCCTTCCCAACGGCGGAGCAATTGATGGTTTCCCGATTGTAATTATGCTTAACGGCGAGTTCCACGGGCTGTACACCTTCAACATTCCGAAAGACGGATGGATGTTCGGAATGGGCAACGGCGAAAAGGAAGCGATCATCAGCATGGACAATCCGGCAGATGATACCGCTTTTTATGGGGCAACTGCTTTGGATGCTGAGGGCATGGAGCTGGAATACGCCACAGACGAAAGCGATACCGAATGGGTAAAAATCTCTCTCAATACGCTTATCAATGCTTGTGTGGCAAGCACCGGGTTAGATCTGGACACCACGATAGCCCAGTATATTGACTGGGAATCGGTTATTGACTACTATCTGTTCGCTGTGCTTACCAACAATTCCGATGGAACCACCAAAAACTATCTGCTGGCTACCTTTGACGGTACGAAGTGGTTTATGTCTGCCTATGATATGGACGCTGTTATGGGACTGCGCTGGGATGGTAAGTATTTCTTCGGCGCGCACGAGGGAACGAAGTTTGTTACTTACAAAGCGGAACACCGCTTGATGGAACTGGTCTATCGATTCAAGACCGATGCACTGCGAACCCGTTGGGCGCAGCTGCGTAGCGGTTGTCTGTCCGAAAACAGGCTCTGCAGGCTATTTGAGAATTTTGGTTGCGCGATTCCTGCGCCGGTTTACATGGAAGATGTGAAACGCTGGCCTACGATTCCCGGCAGCTCCGTTAACAACATCGACCAGATCTTACGATGGCTGAATCAGCGGCTTAAGCTTGTAGATGAATGGGTGGATACCCTTCCTGACCAGGAGACTCCTGTGGAGCCTGATCCCGTGCCTGAGACTAAGGGGAATCTTGTAACTACTTCCACGGATACCGATGGCAGTATCTATAACGGTGTTGGCTACAAGGACGATACACGTCTGAGTTCCAGCGGCGGCGTAAGCAGCTCCGCTCAGGCCGGAACAGTTACTACCGGCTTTATGGAATGGATTTCGATGTGTGTTCTTCGGATTAAGGGCGCTATCTGGCCGGGTAATGATGGCGGGCATTATTACATCAATTTCTTCGATGCAGATAAAGCACTCGTCATTTCCCTGAGCAAGGATAATTATACAAGCACTACCGGACTGACCCTTGAATATGACGAGAGTACTGGTGTTACAACTATTGATTTCGGCAACACCGCAGTTGGTTCGAATGAATATTCGACCAAGATTGCAAGTGCAGCATATTTCCGGCTGTGCGCTCAGGGTGAGGGTGCGGATCTGATCGTGACTATCAACGAAGAAATCGAATAGAATCCCGATATTACTCAACCACAATAAGGAGACAACTATGAACGTTAAGGACAGCCAGTGCCTGCTTACATTCCTGAAGCGCAGGAACGGCACCAGCTACTATACCGGGGATCTGGACGGCATCTATGGCCGTCTGACCCGGAAGGGGATCCAGGACTTCCAGCGGGATTTCGGCGGTCTGACCGTCACCGGCAAGGCTGACGAGGCAACCGAAAGAGCCTTGCGCCATGCAGTTGCCTACGGTATTCCCGAGCGGGATCCGGTGGAAGAATCCGAAACGACCGGCACCGGAGGTAATGATAAGGCCGGCAGCTGGTGGGATGAGATCGAGTTCTTTGATCCGGAAGAGATGAAGTGCAAATGCAAGGGCAAATACTGTGACGGTTACCCCCATGAGATCCAGCCGCTGCTGATGCAGATCCTCGACCGTGCGCGGCGGTGGTCTGGTCATCCGATCCAGGTGATCAGCGGCCTGCGGTGCGAAACCCACAACCGGAACGAGAAGGGACATGTCCGGAGTCAGCATATGTTCGGGGAGGCCGTGGACGTATACTTCTACGGCAAAACTCCCGCCGCTGCCCTGGCGTGGCTCCAAAGTCAGCCGGATGTACGGTATGCCTACCAGATCGCAGGCAGCAGCAATATCCACTTTGACATCCAACCCGTCGGGAGGTGATACCGATGGAGATTGCGGAAGTCGTACAATGGGCAAAAGACATCTGCTCCATTGCCACTTGTGCGGCATTGGTCATCAAACCGGTGCGGGAGTGGCTCATGGGCACAGAGGCGATCCGTGAGGGGCAGCGCTGTCTGCTCCGGGCAGAGATCGTCAGACTCTACTACCGGCACCGCGAGGAAAAGAAGCTCCGGGAGTATGAATTCAAGCTCCTGGAACAGTGCTACAAGGCATACAAAGCCCTGGGCGGTAATTCGTTTATCGACCACATCTATGCAGAGATGCAGGAGTGGGAAATTATCTAAGGAGGATACATATCATGGACTGGAAAAAGAAACTGACTTCCCGTAAGTTCTGGATGGCCGTAGTGGCCTTCATCACGCCCTTGCTGCTGGCCTTCGGGGTGGCAGAAACTGAGGTGACTCAGGTGACCGCAATCATCATGGCCGGTGCCGATGTCCTGGCGTACATCATTGCCGAGGGTATGGTGGACGCAAAGAGTGCTGGCGCAGAAACGAACAGTGACGATCTGCCTTATTAAGAAGTCACGAAAAGTCCCTCCCTGGATCTGACTCCGGGGAGGGATTATTTATCGATTTAAGGACGGGGGATTATTGGCATGGACAGGGGATAAGTTGGAAACACATTGGCAATTTCGTTGCCAAATTTTTAAAAAATTGCCATTTTGCTAACAAAAAAGCTTATACGCCCATAAAATGAATTATTAGAATTAGTTTTGGAAATACAGAAAAATACCAAAATACACAAGAAAACCGACCGGAAAAGTTTATCCGGCCGGTTTTAATTTGGTGGAGCCGAGGGGAATCGAACCCCTGTACAAAATCGGAAAAACCGTTGCGGCTCTAGCAACTTTTGTTTTCGTTGCCAATTTTGTTGCCAAAATAATTATCTATGGCGGTATTCACTTCGGCCATGCGATCCGGCATGGTATAGGCGTAGACCTGCTTATACATATAGTCCGTTGACCAACCGTTGCGCTGCTGGGCGTATCTACTATCCACACCCAGACGAATCATTGCTGCGGCGTTGGCTCTGCGTAGATCATGGAAGCGACAATGGGTGACACCGACTTTTGCCAGGAGCCGGGAGAACCGCTTATAGATTGCCTGTCCACTAAGGGTAACTATGTATTCACCCGGATCACCATCGGGTATCAGATCTTCGATGTAGGAAGGGACAGCGATCCAACGATCACCTGCGTAGGTCTTGGTTCCTTTCTCCGCCGGCTCTCCATTTTCATCGTCTACAACGGCACGGCAGATATGTACCTGCCCATTATGAAAGTCTTTGTGCTTTAATCCCCGTATCTCGGAAAGTCTCATGCCAAGCCAGAGCGCCAGGAGGATCGGCAGCTCCATTTCGGTACCCTGTGCAGCCTGTAAGACTTTACTTATTTCGTCATCGTCCAGCATCCGGAGATCAGGCTTTTGTTTCTGAGGAAGTGACAGCTCGTCTAACTCCAGACCGGGGGCATATTGCCGCAGAATGGATTTCAGAAAGCCCACAGCATTGGAAATGTATTTAGGTGACTTACGCAGCCGCTTCATTAAGTTGATCTCTTTTTGGATCATGGGAATGGTGATGTTCTTAAGCTGGTAGTCCATCAGATCCTGAAAGGTGTTTTTCTTAAGCCGAGAATAGCCGGCAACCGTGGAGGGGGACCAAAGGATACTGTTTTTTTCTATGTGATCTTCGTAGGCCTGCCTGAGTGTCATGGCTTCCGGGGCGCGCGTTTTCTTCTTGATTCCCGTTTTAAGGGCGGCTGCTTCGGCAATACAGGCTTTTTTTGTGGGTTTGGTGATGGATATTCGATGGCCGTCAATCATGACACGGACAGTCCAGGAACCGGAGGGAAGCTTCTTTGGATCTGGAATTTTCATTTTATACCTTGCCTTTCCGGGGCAATTCTGATAGTATAAAAGGACAGAATGCCCCTATCTTAGTCGGTTGGTTGGTTTTCTGTACAGCCTCATCTCAGGGGTAGGAGCCTGAGATGGGGCGCTTTTTATTTTACTCTAAAGACTTTAGAGTAGTTTTACAGTAGTATCAAGTTTGTATCAAGTTAGATGCAAGTTGGCCGCTTCGGTGTAGGAGATCCGGGGCGGTTACCTAATCTATCCAGTATTTTTCTACTTCGTTTGGTATATCCAGGGATTTGTAATAATATGCTCTGATCGCCCAGATGGCATTTGCTAGCGACTCTTCGGATACAGGCTCATTGTCGAGATAGTGTTCCATTATCTGCAATGCTTCCTCCGGAGAAATGCCATATATATCTTCTATCTCAAAACTTAAATCCATTAGCTCAGATTCCAAGTGATTTACAATTTTGCCTTGGGCATAACAAATTCCTTCATTGAAACGCTCCACAAGTTTTTCTGCTTTTGCATCCCGCTCCATGTCATACTCATCGCGTGTATCAAATTTCGCACCTAGGAAAACAAAAACGATAAAACACAGAACAAGTAAAAATATCGTTATGTTATCTAGCTTTTTGTCCATTATTCTGCTTCCTCCTCATTGAGCCAAACAGGATCATCGTTATAGAAGTGATCCTTCCGGATGTGCTTCAGCTCGTGCTCCAGGGCTTTTTGCTGCAATTCCTCCGGGAGATTTTTGTTTACATAAATATCGAAGGTACAATCAGGGTTCGGCAGGGTCACTGCACGAACGGTAGCGGGCAGCGAAACAAGACGGACAAAGATATTACTGCCCATAATAATTGCTCCTTCCTACTATTTATTGCGTAATGCCTCAATGATCCGGACGGCTGCTTCTACGTCCTCTTTGGTGGCATCTTTCGATAACTGGAATAACATCCGCATTTCCGGTCTGGTTTTTAGAAGTTCTAGGTACTCGGTTAGCTCTTCGTCTCCATTGACGAGGGGCTTTTCTTTTTGTTCTTCTTTTCCTAGAAGATAATCTGTGGAAACACCAAAATAATCTGCTATACGAACCAGAAGTTCTTGCTTTGGTGCTTTACCGGTGTTCTTCCACATCGTAACACTAGCGCGATTAAAACCTATCTTTGTTGCCGCACCGCTTGGAGATAGACCGTGTTTTCGACACAATTCACAATATATCTCATAAAACATAAACACACCGCCCCTTATTTTTTGATATTTCGCACAATGTTTACATCTATAAACAAAATGTGCTTGACATGTTTACGATTATAAGCTATTATGAATCCACGGTGTTGATAATCGTAAACACATTTGGTGCCTAACATATAGTTCGCCAAAACTATATGTTTAGGAATATATACTAGGTGCGCTTTTATATTACCACAATAGTTTAAGAATGTAAACACCGAATTTAATTATGGTGGTGAAATTTGTATGCTTGCACAATGGATTTGCGATCTGGTCGGAAAGATGCACAAGTGGAAGATCTCCAAGAAGGCTCTTGCTGAATACCTGGGTGTAACACCTGAGTATGTCAGCATGATTCTGAACGGCCATCGGGAACCTGCTGGTGCGGAAGCGAAATTCCGCGCTGCGGTGGATGCGCTGGTGGCCGATGCGGAAAAGGAGGCGGGTTAATGGATCGGTGGATTAGAATTCTGGATGTTGCTCTGCTGGTGCTGCACTTCCTCTCGATTATCTCAGAGAAGAAGAAGGCGAAGGATTTCCAGAATCACCTTAACGAGATCGATGATATGCCGAAGGAACTTGTTGAAGCTGCTGAGGTCTATAGCTCTTTTGTTGAATACGTCAGTTTTGCGTTGCTTACTATCCATCTTGCAGTGATCTGATGCTGTATCCAGAGCAGCTATTCCTTTGCCGGTAAGTCGAACCCGGCACCGGGGCGGATAGTCGGATGCCCAGGTCTTTTCAATCAGATCCGAAGACAGAAGTTTTTTCAAGAGTGCATCTGTCTCGATGATCTGGCGCTGAGGATCAAATGCATTCAGAAGGTCTCCCCACGATATTGTGTGGTTGTTTTGGATAAGCTTGAGAATTTCATATTCGCGGTCTGTCATAAATAACACTTCCTTTCGACATCATCTTAGCAGATCTCGAAGGAGAAAAACAACCCACGGTGTTTAAGAATGTAACACACATGAAGTCCAACAAAGCGGACGGAAAGGAGTGCCTATGGCAAAAGGTTTGACTGATGAACAGGTGGAGCTGGAGATTGCACGTCTCCAGAACTCCCCTCATGTGAAGCTGGCAAAGCGGGAGGAACAGCTTCGGCTGCGCCGGCGCAGATACCTGTATGACCTTCGCTACATGGAAAAGAAGGGAAGGGAACTGGAAAAGGCCGGTATTACCCTGGAATTGCTGGAAAGTATGTACGCGTCTGACTGCGACTGCGAAGAGTAGGAGGCTATATGGCAAAGTTCGATCATATCGCTGAGCAGGATTCTATCCGGGATTTTCTGGCGGATGTTAATGCTCAGTGCTGGCGATATGGGTATAAGACCCAGGAATCCCTTGGCAATGCCATCGGAGTGAGCCAGGTAACCGCAGGCGCATATCTGCGGGATCCCAGAAATATGGCGTTTTCTACCCTGAGGCGGCTGGTGAAGGCTGTAAAGCCGGATCCGCTTCTGCTGCTGAAAGCCGTAGGTTACACCGCCAACGATATTAAGAAATCTATGAAGGAGTTTGAGACATGAGCGAGAAAGACAAGCAGAATCTGATGGAAGATTCCCAGGATGAAGGCCTGAAGGCCGTCATGGGAAGCAGATTCCAGGACAGAACACAGGAGCCCCGGAAAGCGGCTCCCAAGGCGGCACAGGTGATGCGGGAGCGGCCGCCCGTGAAGATGGCAAAACAGGGCGCTGCCCCCCAGGCTGCCGCCGTGGAGGATCCCGGCTGGATCGGACGGCTGAAAGCCTGCGTGAAGTACGGGTCGCTGTTCGCATCGGTTAGTGCGCTGCTGTTTTACTGGCAGCAGGCGGGGCTGCTGGCATCCAGCGCAGCGGTGCCCAGTCTGATCTTCTGCGCCCTGGGTGCGGGTCTGACCATCGGCTGGAATGCGAGATAAGGAGGGCTATATGAGGAAATTCAAGTATGAGAACGATGGAAACCAGGTTCACATGGAAGTTGCGGAAATGGATATGACGCAGCTTGCCGCAGAAATCGGACATATCATCCGGCAGCTGCATTCATCGCTGCACCAGCAGGAACCGGCTGCTGCACTTTAGTTTAAGGCGGCGGTAACGATTGCTGTAGCACATCCTGCGTCTCCTGTCTGGATCGTGCAGGAGCCCACCGAGGGAAGCTCCACGCTGATCATGCTGGGTAAGAAATAAAAAAGCTGCTCCCCGGTGTGCGAGACCGGGAAACAGCTGAGGATCCGGGAGATTGCCACACCAGCGTGCGCGCTGGTTCGCAATGACACCCGAATGTATGACAGTGCTATTGTAGCACGCGAGAAAGGAAAATTCAATGAAAGAAATCAAAATCAACCGGCTGACCCTTGAGAACTTCAAGTGTCATCGGCTGCTGAATCTGGTGCTGGATGGACGATCCGTAAGCATCTACGGCGACAATGCCACCGGCAAGACCAGTATTTACGATGCCCTTACCTGGCTGCTGTTCGGCAAGGACTCCATGGGCAACGGTGAGAAGAATATCGACATCAAGCCTCTGGACTCAGGCGGTGAGGTTAAGGATCACCAGGCCATTACCTCTGTGGAAGCGGAATTTCTGGTGGATGGGCAGGTGCAGACCTTCCAGCGGACTTACCGGGAAATCTGGGCAACCCGGCGGGGTACCGGTACTCCGGTATATGAGGGCAATACCAGCGACTACTTCGTAAACGGTGTGCCCTGCAAGAAGAATGCATTCGATACGGCCATCAAGGAGATGGTCAGCGAAGATCTGTTCCGGATGCTTACCTCCGTTTCCCACTTCGCTGCCGGCATGAAGTGGCAGGAGCGCCGGGCGGTGCTGTTTGACATGGCCGGAACCCTGACGGACAAAGAGATTATGGCAGGGGAGAGCCGGTTCGCGCCGCTGCTGGACAGTCTGGGCAGTCTCTCCATGGCAGAGTACAAGACGAAACTGCTCCACCAGAAGAAGGGTATGAGCGGTGTCAGGGACGATGCCCCCACCCGGATCAATGAGTGCCAACGAACCTTACAGGACATCGCTGGTATTGACTTCGCAGAAGCCAAGGAGCAGGAACAGGAGCTGATCCGGAAGAAAGAGGGATTGCAGGTGCAGCTGCTGGCTCTGGATCAGGACACGGTTCTGGAAAAGAAGCGGCTTCAGCTGCGGGAAGCCAAGTTCGAACGGGATCAGTTGGAGATCCGGAACCGGGTCCACAGGGAGAGCCAGCGGAAGGCAGGCCGGGATCTGACCTACCTGTACAACGAGATTTCCCGGGAAAAGGCATGGATCAGCAGCAATGAAAGCTATCTTGCCGGTGCCAGACGGACGGAGGGCCGGTATGCCAGGGACATCCAGGAGGCGCGGGAGGAATGGATCCAGGTGAATGGGGAAGCCTTCGCTGGTGGCAAGTGTCCCACCTGCGGTCAGGCACTGCCCTTTGAGCAGCTGCAGGAGGCAACCAATGCCTTCAATAAGCGGAAGGAGCAGCGGCTTGCCGGGATCCAGCAGAAGGCACAGCAGCTGCAGGAGGAACAGGCACAGCAGCAGAAACGTGTGGCTGAAATCGAGCAGGAGATTGACCGCAGAAAGGAACACATCCGGGAATTGGAGGAGCAGATCCGGACGGCCAGGGAAGAAGTGGCACCCATTACGGATCTGCCGGAGTACAAAGAGGGCATTGCTCAGGCAAACGCCCGTGTCGATGCCCTGCAGGCGGAGATCAGCGATCTGTGTGCTGATTTTTCCAAGGTAAGAGAGCAGCTCCGGGCAGACCTGAAGGCCGTGGACGATCAGCTGCGGTTTATCCAGGGGGTTATCGCCAAGGAGGCCATCAAGGCACAGACGGAGAAGCGTATCGAAAAACTGAAAGCCGATGCGAGGTCGGCTGCGGAAATTCTGGAGAACATCGAGCAGATGCTGTACCTGATGGAAGAGTTCACGAGATACAAGGCCAAGTTCGTGGAGCAGTCCATCAATGATCATTTCCGGATCGCCACCTTCCGGCTGTTCCGGGAGCAGGCCAACGGAGGTCTGGAGGAGCGCTGCGACGTGGTATACGATGGCGTTCCCTTCCTGGGGCTGAACAACGGCATGAAGGTGAATGTGGGTATCGACATCATCAATGCGCTGAGCCGCCATTATGGGGTTACCGTGCCCCTGTTCGTTGACAATGCAGAAGCCGTGACCCGGCTGGAACCCTGCAAAGCGCAGGTAATCCGGCTTGTGGTCAGCGAGGACGATAAGGAGTTGAGAATTGTATGAAGATAAAAGACAGAGCCAAGCCCAAGACACCGCCGGTGGAACCCGGTGTGTATATGGCTGTCTGCGTGGGCGTGGTTGACCTGGGTGAGCAGTACAGCGAGAAGTTCAAGAACTACTCCAATAAGGTCAAGTTCGTGTGGGCGCTGCCCGGTGAGTTCATCGAGATCGACGGCAAGCAGGAGGAACGGCAGCTGAGCAAGGAGTTCACCATCTCCGCCAGTAAGAAAGGCAACCTGAGAAGCTTCCTGCAAAGCTGGAATGGCAAGAATTACTCCGATGAGGAATTTGCCGAGTTCGACCTGTTTGACCAGCTGGGCAAAGCCTGTCAGCTGCAGGTGGTACTTAATGAGACCGGCGAATACTCCAATGTAGAAAACCTGATGCCCATTCCCAAGGGTATGCCTGCTCCCACCAGCAAGACGGCCTTCTTTACCTGGGACATGGATCACTGGGATGATGCAGCCTTCGAGCAGCTGCCCCAGTGGACTCAGGATCAGATCAAGAAGTCCACCCAGTACCAGAAGGAGCATGTGCCTCAGACGGATGTGACTGTGCAGCACCAGCAGGCAGCAACAGGGGGTGCGCCGTTTTGATCTTTCAGAGTTTGGCCAGTAGTTCCGAAGGGAACGCCTATCTGGTCTCCGATGGAGAGACCTGCATTCTGATCGAGTGTGGGATCACCCACAAGAAGCTGCAGCAGAAAAGCGGTTTCAAGCTGACTTCGCTGCACGCCTGTTTGGTGAGCCATGAACACAAGGACCACAGCAAATGCGTGGAGCAGCTGCTGAAATCCGGGATTCCGGTGTATCTGTCCCAGGGTACCGCACGGGCGCTGGAACTGCCGGAAAAGCTGCTGGATCTGGCAACGGAAATGGCAGCCGGTGAGCAGTTTACCGTGGGTACCATTGACATCATGCCCTTCTCCACCTTCCACGATGCCCAGGAACCGCTGGGATTTGTGATGCAGTCCCAGGTTGACGGTGACATTTTCGCCTTTGCCACGGACACGGTGAACCTCCCGTATAACTTCCCAGGGGTGAACATCCTGGCAGTGGAAGCGAACTTCCAGACTTCCATTCTGGAACGCTGTGAGCGGATGCCGGAAAAGACCAGGCACCGAATCAGCAACACCCACATGGAGATTGACAAGCTGTGTGAGTGTCTGCGGCGGATGGACTTAAACCGGTGCCGGGAAATCTACCTGCTGCATCTTAGCTCGGCTACAAGCCATGAGGGGCAGTTTATCCACAAGGTAAGACGGGCTGTGCCTGCGTGGGTGCAAGTGACGTCCTGCCCGAAGTAAGGAGGGAACATGGCAGGAAGAAGATGTTTCAGCAGCAAAATTACAGAAAGCGATCCGTTTTACGCGCTGCCGGAGGGTGCCCAGGCGCTGTATCTGCATCTGAATATGCAGGCGGATGATGACGGTTTCATAAACAATGCTGCCAGTGTTTCCATCCGGTTCAAAGGCGGAGCTGCTGCGCTGAAAAAACTGGTGGAAAAGAGATTCGTGCTGAAATTTGATGATGTGTATGTGATCAAGCATTGGCGAATCTCCAACAGCTTGAAAAATGACCGGTTAAAACCGCTTTCCTACGCCTCCATTGCCCAGAAGATCTGGGTGAAAGGAAATAAGGCATATACGGATCATCCTGTGCCCGGCTGCATGACGCTATATGAGGTGCGAACAGGTCTGAAACCGCCTGACGATTGGATTCCAAATGGATTCCAAACGGATTCCACTTTTTTTCCAAATGGATTCCCAACCGAACCTAACCCAACTAAACCTAACCTAACTAAACCTAACCAAACCGAAGATAAGGATTTCGGGATGGTGTTCCGAGAGATTCAGCAAAGCTATCCGGAAGGAAAAGCGGGCAATGTCAAAGCAGCAGAAGGTGCTTTCAGACAAGTGGTCAGCACCATTGAGGACTGCAAGCTGATGTCTGAAAATCTGAGCCTATGGAAACAGTCGGAGCAATGGAACAAGGATGAAGGGAAATACATTCCGTATCTTTGCAACTGGCTTCTGAGGGGAACATGGCGTGAACGGCCTACAAAAATGGCGGTACCCAAGGGTGCATCCGGCGAGTTAGGGGAGGCAGAACTGGAAGCAATTCGCCGTGTGCTGGCGCAACCGGAATCAGATTTTCCGGATTGACAGGATGTGAGTCCTATGCCTACCAGCAGAACCGATACCAGAGTGAAATGCCCGTTTTACCAGTATGACGAGTGCCACAACCGAAAGAAGCTGCACCGGATCACCTGTGAGGGGCTGATAGACGGCAGCACTCTGGTACTCAATTACAAGTTCAAACGTGACTGGCGCATTCAGCTGGACACCTTCTGCTGCGAACACTTTGACAGATGTGAGGTGTACCAGATGCTGATGCAGAAATATGAGGAGGACAATATATGACGATTTATGACAAGGGGCTGATACGGGCCATGAAACAGGCATACAGGGATGACGGCTACTATGTGGCCTCCACAGAGAGCAGCATTATCATCCAGACCGATACCTGGGGCGCGGAGATCATCACCGGCGCGGTGCCCAACAGCATCAAGAGCCTGATCACCCTTCACAATGGCGGTATGCCTCACATTGGCACGGCGGTTAATGTGTCCAAGAGTGAATGCGGCAGCGCTTTCCTGGAAACGGTGACCGGCATCTGGGAAGACCTTGCCAAGAGGTATACCATGGGCAGCGTGAGCATCAAGCCCACCCGGCTGACCTTTGACGGCCTGCGGGTCTGGCAGACCACCACGGATCTGAAGCTGCGGCTGGTGAATGTGGAGGATCAGCAGATCCTCGCCGGTGAGAAATGGGACGCCAGCCTGATCAGCGGTTACATCTACGGGAAACAGTGGTTCGGTGCTATGTATGTGCGGACGCAAATGGTGGTGCCGGAGGACAAGCCTCTGATCGAGCATCTGAGTCAGATGCAGTGGATCCCCGTGGAACTGGAGTGATGCCCATGGAGATCAGCAATGCGATCGCCCTGGTAAATCCCAGGCCGGACAGCCACTACCGGCTGCGGAAATGCAAATGCGGACACGATCAGCCGGTGTACATCCAGGGCAAGGACCACCGCTGGCGGGTCAAATGCCTGGAATGCGGCATGGAAACACTGGAATTCCGGGCGCAGCATGAAGCACAAGTCAGCTGGAATCATGGCGTAGCGATGTGAAAGGAGACCACAAATGAGATTTACTTACCGTGTGTTTTACCGGGATGATTCCCGGCGGTTCTATGGGAAGATCCGCTGCAAGCTGATGCACGCAAGATCCAGGCAGCAGGCCATGGACAAGTTCGAAAAGCGGTTCGGCATCAAGCCGCTACGGGCAGAATGAGGTGCCTGCATGGATCTGCAGAAAGCAATTAAGCTCCTGGAGCAGGAGTATGAACGGGCGCAGAAGATGTGCTTCGTTCGGAATTCTCTCGCTTGGGCACTGTACCGAGTCTGGAAAAAGGCTGACGGGCAGAAAAACTGGGATGAGGATTGCATCCGGGATTGTAAAAACTGCTGGAAAACCAAGCTGGCGAATTCTCAGTGGATTCCGGTGACGGAGCGGTTGCCTGGATTCGAGATTGAGCGGGTGCTGGTCATGGTGAAAGGAAACTTTATTTTGGGTTATCCGAAAATGGACACCGACCGATACGTTAACAGCAGA